AACCAATATCCAGCAGGGGTTGCAGCAGAGTCTGTGATTGAAACGTAGCTGACCAGCACCTTGCCACCAGTGTTCTTGGCAAGGTTCCACCGAGTGCCGGGGGTCTCGCTTTGCAAGGTCACAAGGTTGCCAGCCGTGCCAGATACGGAAAAGTTATTCACAGTTTGGGTCGACCCCGCCTGAAAACCCAAAGTCAATGGCTGGGCAGTGTTGCTGATGCTGTTGAACGTGTTGCTGTCGTAGAAGCCACCGGGTTGGGTTGTTGAGAACACCACGTTGTAGTACGTCTTCCCGCCGCCGTAAAAATACTGCTCAGAAGCCCCCGTAAAAGGCTCTGCAAGGTAAATGGTTGAAGTGCCAGCGTTGAGGGTGTAAGAAAAACCAGAATCGGCAACCTGCCAAGAAGCAGAGGCTGTTGTTCCGCCAAAGCAGGTAAATGAGCTTGACCCGAGGTTAAGTGTTCGATCCCCATTAGCAGCAGAAGTGCCAAACTTCCCACAAGAAACTGCGTAATTGTTGGTAGTCAAAGTTCCCGCCAGCAGCAACATGGTTCTTGTTGACCCAAGAGTCAAATCATCTTGAAGTGACCATGACCCACCGACGCCATTAAAAGTCAACGGTCTGTCAATCGTCACCCCGTTTGTGGTGATGGTCTTTGTTCCAGAGGTGGCGGCGAAAGTGGTTGAGTTTGAAGACGCAGTGATTGTTTGCGTGGGCGACAAAGTGAGGTTGCCGTAAATAAACCCGCTACCAAACAACCCAGTCGTGCCGCTAAACCCTGTGAAGTTCAAATTCCTGACGCTGTTGGGGGCTGTAGCAGTCCATTGATCCGAACCCGCAGTGACGTTGAAGTCCACCACATTCGATTCAGTTGCGCCCGTTGTTCCGTTGTTGATCGTCCGAGTTCCAGTGCTACCGCTGTAGGTGAAATTCACCGTTGGTGTGCCTGTGTAGCTGAAGTTGGTCAGGTCTTCAAAAGCCCACACGGTTGCGCTGTTACCAGTGACGTTTATTTGTCCACCGTTAAATGCAATTGCGCGAACCTCAAGGTCGGTAAACGTGCCGTCGAAGTTGTCGCCAGTAAGCGTATTCCCATTAAGGTTGATCGTGCCGGCAACAATATTGACTTTTCCTGTGCAAGTGAAATTGTCAGCCAGAGTCACGGTAGCACCGGGTGCGCCAACGATGGTTGTTGTCATTGGGAAAATAACACCTGCCGTGGTAACGGTTGCATTAGAAAGCGGGTTAAACGCAGTCGACCCACCAGTAAAAGCAAAAGTTATGGCGCTCGAAAGCGTTACAGTCGACCCTGCGCAGCCAGCCGCAAGGGTGTTAAACGTGTTCCAGTTAATGGTTAATGCGTTGGTTAAAGAGCCTGCGCTGATTGACGGCAAAATCCATCCATAGTCCATCACAATGGTGGATGAAGCGCCAACGCCAGTATTATCCAAAACTGCCGTGTCCTGACCCAATGGGAAGTTGTTAATGTTTACTGCGCCACCGGAAGAAGTCGCCCACGCAACATCCGACCAATTTCCACCCGCTGGCTGATTCCAATAAATTGTTTTTGGCGTTGCAAAAGTGATGTTGGTGTTCGAGCCAAAATTACCGAGATTGGTTCCAGACCAAGGCGAAGAAGCGCCTGCGGCAATGATGGCGTTAAAGTCTGCATTTGCAAGCGATACGGATGCGACGGTAAGCGTAGTCCCACCGGCCGCGCCTACAAGCCTTGGGCGCGAGTTTGCCGCAGAACCAGAGCAGCTTAATGTGCCGCTGATTGTTTGATTAGCGCTAAAAGAAAGCGAACGACGACCAGCGCCAGCGGGAGAGTCCAGAGTGAGGTTGTTGAACGTATTTGCGCCAGATATGGCTACGTTGTAGTAACTCGCCGGGAACGTCAGGTTGTAGTACGTCAAGCCGCCGCCAGCAAACGAGGCGTTTATCGTGTTTGTAGACAGTGAAATGGTGGACGTGCCAGCATTCAACGTCATGTTGGTTGAGTCAGAAAGGTTCCAAGGAGTGCTGCCATTTGCTGCATTGGTCAACGTGACCGTGCTTGCGCCAAGGGTCAGTGTTCTAGTGTTGGTATTGTTTGACGAGAAAGTTCCAGCAGTCACTGAGTAGCCGTTGGTGTTTAATGCACCATTGGTAAGCGTGATTGCACGGGTAGCGCCAGAAGTCAGTGCGGCTTGGAGTTGCCAAGTGCCACCAACGCCGTTAAATGTGAATGGGTTATTAAACGTAACGCCAGCAGTGTTAATTGTCTTTGTGCCAGATGTGGCCGCAAAAGTATATGTGGTAGCTCCTGCGGAACGTGTCATGCCCGTAGAGGCTTTGAAATTACCATAAATTGAAATTGCAGTGTTACCCAAAGCGCCTGCGTATCCCGTTGGATTTGTGCCATCGGTAAAGTCTAGGTCACGATAACCGCCTGCGGTAAGCGATAAAGTACCTGTACCAGCAGTAATCCTGAATGAAATACTGTTGGCTTCGGTGACTGCTGTTGGGGTGATTGTTCTTGACGTTGCACTTGAGTTGGTGCAAATAATCTGCGGCGTTCCCGTAACCGTCATGGTCGTGACGCCAGTAAAAATTGTGCCCGTGCTGTTTAGCGAGATGGTGTTTGTGCCAAAGGCAAGCGTACCCGTAAAGCCTGTGCAAGTCAGGGTCTGAATCGTTGGGCTGATGTTGAGCGTGACTGTGCCAGAGCCAGAATTGGCATTTAGCGTTGCAGTGTCGGCAGAACCCGGTACGGACGCGCCAGAAGAGCCGCCAGAGGTCGCAGACCAGTTGGAGGTGTCGTTCCAGTTACCCGTACCGCCCGTTACCCAAAATCGTGCTGCCATGCTTACTTCTCAACAGGTGCATCAACCACTACAGGAGGGTTCTTGACGTAGGCGTCCCACTTGTCGTAACGGGCTTGCTTCATCGCCTCAATCTCGGCGTCAGTCAGCCCGTGGTCATCAGCCAAATGCAGAGCGTCACGAAAGCCGTTAATTTCAAAGTCAATCTTGATCATGTCAGTTCCTTAGAAGCCAAAGACCTTGGCAATCATTTGCCATTTTGAAGAGGTGCTGTTGTAGATAAATCCGACGTAATCGGTTAAACCGCCACCACTTGATGCAGTCGGCAGGCTAATGTCCGTAGAGCCTTGGAACACGGCATTCCACGCAAAGGTCTGCACGTTGGTGCTGGTGAGGCGCAGGATGAACTTTTGACCATTGATTGCTGTGCCAGTTGGCGCATTGATAGTCAAGGTGCCTACCGCTTGCGTGTTGGCTTGGGTTGCAATGTCGGTTGTGTCGGCGTTAACAGTGATGGATGTTGCATCTGCAATAACCACCACACGTGTTGTTGCGGTTCCACTCGTGTTTCCCGTGCCGCCGTTTGCAATTGCAAGAATCCCGGAAACTGTTACAGCCCCTGTAGTTGCTGTTGCCGGGGTCAGTCCTGTTGTGCCAAACGATATTGAGTTGACGACAATACCAGTGGGAATAGAATTCCAAGCGCCGTTGACGTACCCCTCAAAAGATGCAGTTGTTGAGTTGTAACGGAAATTACCGTTAGTGGCCGTACCTCGCTGACCTGTTGTTCCCGCTGGCACAACAACGCCCCCAGTGCCGGGGATCACAGGGTTGTCGGCCAAGGAAATGGTTGGGTTGCCGCTTACGCCAGTCCCGTTTGCCACGTCAATTTGGCTTGCAGTGCCTGTTATCGTCGAGGAGGTGATGCCGCCAGCAGTTGAAAGCGTTACCAGTCCGTTAAAACTTGCGTTGGCAAAATTTGCTACCTGACCGCTCAAGGCGATGGTTGGGTCTCCAGCAACGCCGGAACCGTTGGTAACTGTCAACCCGGCCCCGGAAGAGGCCACAGAACGGCCTGTAAGGGCCGTAGAGGACGTTTTGACTTGTATGCCGGTGCTGGAGTTGACCAAGGACAATAAAGCGTCTGTGGTCGTTATATTGAAGAGCCCTTGCGCCCCGCCGTCCGTCACCGTCAGGCCATTGGTTGCGCCAACGTAGCGGCTGTTGGCCAACTGAGGCGTCTGGGCAACGGTCAAGTAGGTGTATGGCTGCGACGGGGAGGCGGCGATCGCACTTGTGGTGGTCTGCACCGTCACGCCATTTTGGACGATCGGGACCGCTTCCGTACCCGTAATGGCACCGGCCGATGGGAGCTGGAGGATGGTTACTTGTGCGGACATTATGTGCTCGTGTTGTCTGGCGGGTTTGGTGCAATAGTGTCCCTGTTCCCGGTAGATGTTGGAGTCTGGGTATTACCCTCAGTCGAGATCTGATATACGCTGGTCTCGCCCCCAGTGATCAGATAGTTGTCGCCGGCACCAATTGGGAGGTCGGGGCGTGGAAACCTAATCGTTATTCTTTCGGTTTTGCGCGCCGGCAGGCGGTAGGGGTCAAGCTCATCTGCACAGCCTTCGTTGCATACCCTCAGACCCGGTAAGTTGGGGTCGTTGCGCATCACAGCATGCGGCCGCTTCATCTTGCAGCGATCGCATATTGCAATTGCAATGTCAGAGTATCCGAGGGTGTCAAGAAAGATGGCCACAGGTCACCTTGTGTACACGCTAATGTTAGGGGCAAAGTAGATCGGCGACTTGTCGCGCTCTTCCTCTTCGGCCATAGCAAGGTACTTTGCCGCCTGACCCTCTAGGTACTGAACGCGGGCCATGTCCACGCCGGGCAGCTCAAGGCTCATCCGGTGAGCCAGCATCATCACCACGGCCTCGTACCAGCGCTGTGGGACCTCTAGCTCGCCGTACAGGTCGCCCACGTCCATGATCTGGCGTGAGTACCAAACAACCATCTGGTAGAAGGCGTTCTGGGGTGTTGGCCAAAGAACAATCTCGCTCTGCGGAATGGTCCGGTTAAACCAAAACTGGAACGGCTGGTTGGCCGTGAAGTTCTTGTTGGGCAGATTTGTGTAATCGTCGCGGTTCAGGCGAGACATGGTGATTTCGGTGCTGTTGTTGCCAAAATACAACTCTCGCAGGCTCAGAGTGGTCCCGCTGTAGGCCCGGATGCGGTAGTACGGCACGGTCTGGCCATTGACAATGTCGGTCCAGATCCACTCGTTGTCCACCACGGTAATGGACCCAAGATCAACCAAAGTCGCCCAAGTCACGTTGTCAAGCGAGTATTCAAGGATGAATGATTTTGTGCCGCTGGAGGCCGGCAGAAAGCCAATGGAGCCAATAAAAATTGGGTTGGACGGGCCAAAGTTGACAGCAATGTTGCCGTTAGCCGAGGTCTGGGTGCAGATCGTGTCCACGTCACCGTCATAGACGTTGCCAACCGTCCCGCCGGCCGAAGTTGTGTAGCTGCCGTCAGGGCGGTTTAGGTAGCGGTACAGGGCGTTGAGCACGTCATTGCCGCCCAAAGGGAGCAGGTACGTTGCGCGGTCAGGCGAGAAGCCGTAGACCTTCTTGCTGATGGCCCAATACTGGATGCCAATGTTGATCAGGTTGGACAACAGGAAAAACAGCGACTCGCGGGAGCTTAGGACCTGCTCAGAAGTCAATTCTCCAGCCAACTTGCCACAGCGACGTGCGCCGTGATCAATCAGCGTTTGGACCGTTATGACGGTTGTACCTACAGATCCTGAGTACGCCATATCAGCACTTCCATCTGTTTAAGGCTGCCGCTTTGCGTGTTGGCTTGCCTTTTTCGTCTTTCATTGGCCCCGGCATGCCCGACATGCGTGCGCAAAATGAATCTTTGCGTGCGCCACCTTGGGGCTGTGGAGCCTTTAGGTTGCTGCCCGTAGCTGCATTGTATTTTGCCCTACCTTTAGCTGTCAGCCCAGCGCCCTTGCTGACCGGCAATTTTTCGCCTCGGCCGACCGCAAGAGACGGGCCGCCAGCCTTCAATTTTTTATCTGAAAACAGCTTCTCAACCATGTTCAGCCGTTGAGGTTTGGTCGTCACATCGTTGATGATCTTGACCCTCTCAGGCTTGCTTTTGGACGGCTCGTAAAACCCAGCCTTCTTCAAAGATTTGGCTACGGATAAGTTGTTTTTTGACATGGTCAGAACCTGTACTTAGCTGTTTTCTGCGCAATTTTTTTTGGCTGAGCTACGAACTGTTTGCCTGCGGCTTTTCCTGCTCGCTTGGCTTTGGTCGTCGCAGCGTACTCAGCAGGGCTGAGGCTTTTAATCGCAGCTTTTGGAAGGTATCGCTCACCAGTCTCAGAAGATTTTTTACCACTTTTGGTTCCCCAGTCTTGTTTGCCCCAATCGCTTAGGGATTTCTGTGGCGCTTTAATCACGATAACCGCCACCTGCGGCCTTATACCGCTTGGCCACAAGCTGCGCTTTTCTGGCGCTCCATTGTCCTGCGCCCGTACCTTGTGTGGCTTCAGACTTGACTGCTGACACAATACGCTTTCTAAGCTCTGGCTTAGTGTAATTGCCAGCAGCATTTACGCCACCACCATCAGCCATTCGTTTATCAGCGCGGGCAAACTCTTTGCCAACCTTTTGAGGGATGCCCACCTTCTTGGCAAACGCCGGGTTGTGCGCAACCGCCTCCATGAACTTGTGTTGAGCAGGAGATTTGCTTGGCATGGTTAGTCTGGGTTCTTGATGTAGATGCCTTCAAATTCAGCAGACACATTAGAAGCCCCTGCTGAAGCAATTGCTCTAATTTCAATGTCTGTCTTTTCAGCAAAAACAATAGGGGTGTGCAAATCAAGAATGAAGTCACCATTACCAGCAACCCTAGCCGAAGTTTGTTGTCTAAAAACTCCGCCCAATGGACGCTGATTCATTTGAAAGTTTGTCCAAGTATTTGCGGTTGCGTTTCCAGATGTGTAGAAAACTCCCATCAAATACAAGGTGTACCCAGCAGGTACAGTCCAAAATGCCATTTGCGTTTGGTTTGCACCAATAGCAACCATGCCGTATATGTTTGCAGGGACGCCAGAAGTAACAGTGCCAGTGCCAGCGTAAATAGTTCCTACGGCAGTTGCACCAGAACCCGCTGTGGTTACATACATACGAGAAATACGCAAATAACTGTTGCCAGTGTTGACTGCTGTTTGCCCATCTAAAAGGACAGACTCGCTAATTTCGTTGTAATTTGCATCAAGACCAAAAATAGCAATTGATCTTGCGCCAGTGCCAGCCGACGCGTCATCCGCGCTGGAACTAGAAATTTTCATAACAGTTGCGGAGGCAGGATACACATATGTTCCACCTTGCGCCCAAACTGTTTCAATAGATGTACCGACATCGCCATTGATGCCAAACTTAAATAAGGCATTGTGACCATCAACTTGCCCACGGGCTACTTGCAGTTCAAATGGCTCATACGCACCTTGGCGCGTTGCGGAAGAATAAGTTCCCATTTCTTTCTCCAATTAAAAGCGGGGGCCGAAGCCCCCACTTAGACTCAGCAATTCACCGCACCGCCCCGCTTTTTTGCGGGAGTAACGGTAACTGACTCTTTCGTCTTGGTCACGCTGTCAGCAGTTTTTTTGGGCATGAAGAAGTTTTTTGCTTTACTCGCAAGTTCTTTCACCATGCCCAACGGGTTCAGCGCATCCTCAACGTCACGGCTGTACTTTGGCGCTTTGTCATAAGCGCCTTTGGACATGTCTTCCAACTTTTCAGAGGAAGAGCCTCCACCATTCATTTTTACCGTGCCACCACGCTTAAATGTTCCAGCAAGCTCGTTAATCCTTACAGGCTTGGAGGCAGGCTTGTTGCCTTGCGGCATCGCGACGGGACGGCCTGAGTTAACAGTACCCCCCGCCGCGTAGGCTTTTTTTGGGGCACCACCTTTTTTGTAGGCGGCTGGCATGCCTTCGTTCATCATGCCATCATCCATCATCCCGGATCCGGCCATTCCGCCGTCCATCATGCCTTTGATCTTGCCGCCCTTTTTGAAACCGCCAGCATTTGACTTGGCAACTCCACCGGTGGCAAAACCAGCTTGGCCGTTCACTACGCCGCCAGTGGCCATCTTGCCGCCGTGCTTCAGCTTGAGAGTAGTGCCTTTGCCGCCCTTGTGCTCTTGCATATCGTGCTGCTTAAAGGCCTTTTTGACCATGGCCTTGTCTTGGTCCATGTCAGCCTTGCCACCTTTTTTCATTGGGGCGGATGGCATAGGACGCGGCATTGAGGCTTGCATTTGAGCAGCGCCACCAACCGGACCAGACGGGCCGGCACCGGACGGCAGGCCGCGCATGGCACGTCGGCGCATGGCCAGAGACGGGCGCATAGGAGCCTTGGCACCCATCATGCCGCCACGAGCAGGCATAGCGCCCATAGGAGCGCCCATCATGCCTCCGTCAGCCTTTTTGGCTACCTTGCCACCCTTTTTGAGCTTGAGCTCAACTGAGGGCTCTGTGGTCTCCATCTTGACCATTGGTTTAAATTGACCCATGTCGTTCTCCTTATGCTTGTGTGACGCCAAGAGCGCCAATACGGGTTGCATTCGGGCCTGCCGCTATTGCTGGCAGGGCTATTCCCATCACAAGGCGCTTGATGCCGTCAGCCGCCGAGGAGGGGAGGTAAGTACCGCGCACATCACCAGTCGTGGTGGTGGCCGTCAACGTGGCAGCGGCAACAAAAGTACCGGCATCTTCGGCTAGGGTGTTGTTCCAGCCCGCACGAGTGATGTACCCGGCATCAGTGATGCGCAGTGGCGCACCCAAGATGTCTGTCGTACCCACCGCAACGGTGACCACGCTTGCGCCCGAAGCAGTAACGCTGGAGATTTGGAAGAAGGCTTTCTTACCACTGACAGTCGTTGATGCCACCGCCCCTGTTGCAATCACCTCGCTCATGGCCTGACCGTAGTAGTCAAAACCAGAGACAGTAATGTTGACAGTGGTCGGGGAGCCAGCACCTGTGGTAGTAGAAACCGCACGAGGGCAGTCAAGTTGCAACACTGTAGTACCACTAGCTGTGGTGACTGATGTCACACCTGCACCTGCGGCCAGCGTGAGCGTGGTAGCAGTTGTAATGACTGCGGCAACGATGTTGGTTGTCAGCTTTGCTTGTGGTACAGCGTCCCAAACGTAAACTCGACCCAGTGGGCCGACGCCTACGCTCATGGTAGATGGGTTTTGCAACAGTGCATTCCCAGAACCAACAATGGTGGCGCTTGCCACGGTTTGTGAGGCACTGACGGTGTAAGTACCTATACCGCCAGAACCCGTACCGAACGCGGTGATGTAGGTGCCATTGGTGAGTGATGTTGAACTGTCAATGAACATGCCCACAGTGATTGGGTCACCAGAAAGCATGGCGGTGACGGTCAATGTCGTGGTGGCAATTGAACCAGTGAAAGTTGAAACAGCCGGGTAGGCATCCGCGCCTTGATAGGTAATTGCGGAACCCAAGAAAAGGTCATCTGAAAATTGCGGCATGGTCTGCTCCTTGAAAAGTTTGACCAATGTTAAAAAAAAGGGCGGGGTTTTTACGCCCGCCCCGTTTGGCGTTAAACGCCGGGCGTACCGTACATTGCACGCGGGTCGGTGAACCCGGGGATGTAACGCTCAGTAGCCTTGTAGCGCATGGAGTCGGTCTCGAAGTCGCCTTCCATGGTCTTCTCCAGCTTACGACGCATCATGAGCTTCATGCCCTCTGGCGCATCGGTCTGGATGAAGAACGCGGTGGCGCTCGTCAAGCGGCTGATAACGGCAGCGCCTTCGTCCAGCAAGCCAATAGACTTGACAGGATTCAGGTCGTTGTTTGCCGAACCAGACCGCAGGACGCTCTTCAACAGAACTTCGGCTTGGAAGACGTTGCCCGGGGCGACCACCAGTTGGCGGGGCACCAGACGGATCTTTTTGCCGTTGTTGTCCACAGCTTGACGGACTTGAATCAGCATCTGCTCCAGACTGGTCTGGCTCAGGTTAGCGGCCGTGGCCAACTGGTTGCTGAACGTCCCGTTCACGATGGGATGAGCAGTGCTGATTAAGGACACGCCGTCGCCACCGGGGAAGCTGGAGTTGAACGCTCGGTTCAGAATGTTCGCGCACAGGGTCTCTTTCGTCTCGATCAGAGACTGAGCCAAGTGACGAGCATAAACCTGCCCGATACGGATGTGGTCGCCGTCTTCAACCAGCACTTTAGTCAACGCAAAGGCCAAGCCAAACACGTTGTAAATATAGCGCTGCAAGAAGAGCACGCCGCCCTGTTGGTAGCTAACGGGAGTACCGTCAGGCAACTGGGGAGCCGCGCCAAAACCGTACAGGACGGGTTCTTCGTGGTAGTTGCGGGGAATACCGTCTTGCTCACGGAAAACCCGTGACCATTCATCGGTACGTTGATCATAGACTCCATCGAAGCACTCGTTCATGATTGGTTCAACGATGCTTTTAAAGTCCGTACTGCGCATTGGTGCTGCCATGATTGGACTCCTTAGATGGCGTTAATGGTTGCAACGAACTGACTGCGCGAGACTTGTACTTGCACAACCGTGTAAGCATCGCCCCAAGCGTTGTCAACGCCGTTAGAAAGACCGATGATACGCATATCACCGACCGCGCCTGACCCCGCAAGGGAGGTGGAGATCGTGCATTGCGACAGTCCAATGGTCGTAGAACCAGCGGAGATGTTCGTAAAGTTTGCTTGATCGCCAATCGAGGTTTGAGCCAAGCTACCGTCTGCCTGAATGTCGTAAACGATATTCGGGTCAGAGTAGTAGTAGGTCACTTCAGAACCAGTTTGGTACGCAGTGTTTGCAGTCCATTGGTTGCTGACGATACGACGGCCAGTTGTATCAGTGTACTCATGACCAGCAAAAGCGCCTTGGTAGGCGCTGCCGGCAACAGCACAGATGATGTTTCCAGACGTGTTAAGGGCCACAGGTTGACCCTTCAGAATTCCGGTGTTGTAACCGGAGGCAATACCGCTCGCAAGCGCCACAGCGCGATCCAGACCCGATGGGTGGAACGAAGGACGCAGGCCGAACGGAGCAGAGGTTGAACT